GGTTGGTTCTACATACGGGCCGGTTCATTCTCGAAGCAGTACATCGTTACCCTCACGAACAACTTCGGCAGTGTTGACCTCACGTACACTACACCGAATGGCACAGGTGCTGGGGATGCAGCAGCGTCTACCCCGGACCAGATCGCCGCGTCTCTACTAGCATCCAATACAGCGGGCATGACCTCGATAGGGGTGTCATGGGACCGTAAGGGTGCGTACGTGTACATGCGGGCTGGGGCCAGTGCAGTGAATATGTCGGTGGTATCCCCGTCGGGTTCCTCCTACATCCAACCCTCGAACGTCTCGAAGGTACGGACTGAGGCTGACCTACCGCAGATGCTGCTACCGGCAGCTAACGGCTACGTCATGGCGGTAGGAGAGCAGCGCACGTTCCGGTACTACAAATACAACGACTCCCGGAAGGAGTGGTTGGAGTGCGGTATCTACGGCAGCCCTGCTTCCTTGACTGGCATGCCGGTATCCCTGACATACTCAGGCGGTACATGGAAGATGCCAACCACAGCATGGGAAGGGCGCCTTGCGGGGGACGACGAGACTAACCCACCACCTGTATTCTGCGTAAGCCGTAAGCCGAGCGGCTTAGCTGCATTCCAGAACAGACTAGTGATCCTCGCAGGGTCCACGGTGTATATGTCGTCCAGCGTAGCGCCTAGGCGTTTCTTCCGCTCGACGGTTGTATCCCTCATCGACTCAGACACCATCGCGGTAGGCTCCAGCGCCAACAGTTCCGCTGAGTACCAGTACGCCGTCCCGTTCCAGAAGGACTTGCTGCTGTTCTCCCGGAAGTACCAAGCGCTTATCCCGTCGGCAGGGCAGGCAGTAACACCTCGCACAGCGACAGTGCTTTTGACATCTGCGTACTCCGTAGACACGCTGTCGGAGCCTGTGCCGGTGGGCCGCACCCTCCTGTTCTCCGCCCCACGATCCTCGGACTACTTCGGGTTTATGGAGATGGTGTCCAGTCAGTACACCGATGCACAGTACGTGGCGAACGACGCAACGGCGCACCTTCCGAAGTATATGGGCGGGCAGTGCCGCTTCGGTGTAGCTTCCTCGGTAGCCAGCATGGTTATGTTCGCACCTAGCCGTGATCCTACATCCCTAGTGGTGTACGAGTACAGTTGGGACGGCGACACGAAGGTACAGCAGGCTTGGCACACATGGAGGTTCAAGTACCCCATTGCCTCGGCCTACTTCTCGAACGAGGTGGTGAACATCATCTTCATCCAGAACGGTATGCTGGTGGGTTGCACTATGGACCCCCGGCAGGGTGTACTGAGCTTTGCGAGTACCCGCCGACCCTTCCTCGACTTCAACGGGGAACTGGATGTAGTCAATAATCAATGCACTGTGCCAGCGTGGCTACTGGCATTCGACCCAACTGCTATGGCTGGGTTGAAGCTGTCAGTAAGCACTGGTTCCTTGGCAGGTGAAGAGGTAGGTATTGCCTCGGTCGCCGGTAACGTGATCACCACGGTACGCTCGTTCCCATCTGGTAAGGTAAGCTTTGGCTTCCCGTACCGCTCCCTGATGTCGCCTACACCTCCAATCGCCCAAGACCATAACGGGATCAAGATTGAGTCGGCTAAGCTCACAGTGCTGCGATTCGGGATCTCCACGCAGAACTCCAGCGAGTACAAGGTAGCGGTAACGGATGCTACGTCGGAAGACATGGATGTACTCGACCAAGCCACACTGCGGTTCTGCTCAGCAGACCTCCAGCTAGGCAGTGCTCGGTATGCCCGTGCTGCCCGTGCGGTAGTTCCAGCCCGCACTGACGCAGATACCACAACACTCATGATGTACACGGAGGGCACAGGGGAATTGAACTTCACTGGCCTTGACTATACAGGACGGTTCAACACCCGTATCCGCAGGAGATAACCTATGGTTTGGCCGCTTATTGCGATGGCCGCCATGTCTATGATGTCGCAGAACAAGGCTGCCGCAGGTGCAGCCGGTCAGTCGGCAGAGAGAGCTTGGGACTCAGTAGCTCAGTCCAAAGCAGCAATGGAGGCAAACACCAAGAACTACCAAGCCCAATCCTTCCGGGTTGGCATGTTGAATGTACAGAAGGCACAGGAGGTACGAGCGCTTGAGCAGCGCAAGTTCGATGCCAGTGCAGGGGAGCAGGCAGCACTAGGTTCAGCAGCAGTCAATGCCGCTGCATCCGGGACTGTGGGCGCCTCTGTTGATGCAGTGCAGTCCGACATTCAGATGGCATTCGATAAGGTCCGCTCTCAGATCACAGATGAGAACGAGATGAATGCCTTGAACTTCAACACCTCCCTGTACGACCTCATTACTAACGGGCAGAACCAGACCATCAAGGTCGGGGAATTCCGGAACGCCCCGAAGGGGCCTAGTCAATGGGAGATGGCAGGGCAGGCAGCAATCGCAGTCGGTGGGCAGTACGCATCGGCTAAAATGGATCTTGGACTCGGAACACGGGCCGGGACAACTATGAGGTAGTGACTATGGTACTCCGAGCATCGGGACCACTTAACATGGGAGGGGCTACCCAGCCCCTTCAAGTTCGACAAAGCACCGTTGGATCAGTAAGTCCCGATGCCCGTAAGTTCGGCCGGTCTGGCGACTTGCCGGGTGAGACTACTGCCGACCGCCTATTGAGTTCTCTTCTGCCAGTTGGGCAGCAGTTAGCCTCGAAGGCGTTCAAGTCGAATCTGGAAGACCAGTACCTAGCCGGGGTACAGCAGGCCGCGACAGTGAAGTCGGAAGACGAGCTGAACACGAACCCACTGACATCGGACTGGACCAAGGCAGGATACCGCGACACCGTAGGTCGGTTGGCAGTTAGCCAGAGTCAGGCGCAGTTACAGATCGACCTGCCAAAGTTGGCGCAGGGTACTCCTGAAGAATTCTCGAAGTACATGGCAGAGAAGCGGAAGCCGCTCACTGATCAGATGAACGGGATGTCGAAGCAGCAGCGTGCCGCTATGTTCGGGCAGGTTGCTCAGGATGAGGCCACGGCTGCATCAAAGTATACCGTGGCCCGTAAGAACTGGGTACTAGGCCAAGAGCAGGCTTCGATCCAACAGGCGATGACTGTGCGCCGTGGGAACATGGATGCAGCCAAGGGTGACATCGGACTGTACACCACTGAAGTGCAGAACTTCGTGGGTGCTGTGTACAAGGACGTATGGCAGAACCCTAAGCTGACACCAGCCATGCAGCAAGACATGACCCTGCAAGCAATGGAGTATGCCTCCAGCAGCGACAACGTGGCTGTGTACGACTCAATGAAGAACACTCAGGTGGACTTCGCGGACGGCACCAAGGGTACGATGATGTCCCGGCTGGACTTCAAGGACCAGATTAAGGTGGACACAGCACACCGCAGTTCGATGGACCGAGTGAAGGTTGCACGCTCACAGGACTTCGAGACTCAGATCGCCCTTGCCGAAGCTGGCTGGCAAGATCCGAATGTCGGGGTTAAGCAGTCGTACGAGGAAGTAGACGGTTGGCTCGTGAAAGCCGAGGCTGCTGGTATCCTCAAGGCTGGAAAGCGGGAATCTGTTATCAAGGCATGGGCGCACGGGCAAGCAGTTAACGGGGACAACTCTGCACTCGCGCAGGGATATGCCGCAGGGGATCAGCAGGTGTGGGCCAGTAGGGGCAAGACGGAGGACGACGGGTTGAAGGCTTGGTTGAAGGCTAACCAAGGCGCCTCTATGCCTCAGCGAGTTGCGGGGCTTATGGCTATCGGTAACAACAGCGGCATGGACAATGCCCTTACACAAGCTGGTGTGTACCTGAAGCCTGCCTTCGCTCAACTTGGATATCAGGACGAGATCCTACCTGATAACGCCAAGCTGGTAACAGATACCCTGCAAGCTCTTGAAACAACTGGGAAGACTAATCCCGGTGCCAAGGTGAAATTCCTACAGGCACTTGGATCAGAGCAGCAGGACTTGGCCCTCTACATTGGCGAACTCCAGCAGCAGGGTGTGGCTGACCCAGTGACCGCTATAAAGATGGCGCGGGCGAAACAGATGCAGGACAAGCAGTCCGGTGGGTTGATCCCCGAGATGCGAGCAGCGGCCTTGAAAGAGGATGGGCCAGTTGTACAGGAGATCGACGACTACCAACTGCTGGGCGCAATCAGTGTAAAGGCCAAGAACTTCATTGGGCTTGGTGCGAGCGACAAGCAGCGTCTGAGCACAGGTCGTAACTGGTTCGAGAATGCTGACCGTACTGCGGAGATCCGGGCACAGGGCCAGTTGGCGCTGTCGGAGGAACTCGCAACCGTCCGGCAGACGAACCCGTTCATGTCTGCAAGCTCCCGCCGTTCTAAGGCACTGTCCTCTGTTGCAGCTCGGGCTGTGGACACGGAGTCTGGTCCACTCCTTATGCCGAAGGGTCAGTCGTTGCAGTCCTACTTCGGTGTACCAGCGTATGCTGACCAAGCCTACGTGGGAAAGGCAATCGACACCATGATGAAGCCGGGCGAGGGTAATCGCTTGGCATGGGGCGTGGACCCAACGAATAAGCTCATGTTCAAGGAGCTGAACGCACAGGGCAACGTGGTGAAGTCGGGTATTCTAGATCCGAAGTCTGTTGCCCCGGTTGTGCAGGAACAGTTGCAGCACGAGGCCGACGCAGCTAACACACAGGTCGGTGCCGGTACTGAGGTGCAGGGTGTGCGGTTCAACGGACTGAACACTGCGAACGTGGAGCCGAAGGACATGCTCCTTCTGCGTAGCGACATCATCGGCTCCGAAGGTGTTAAGGCCCAGTCGTATGCTGACTCAGGTGGCTTATCGTTCGGTGTTGGTATCCACCAGACGAACAACCACTACCAGCGTCCACCTCTGAATGGTACGTACACCCCCGCCCAGATCCAAGACACGTTCATGCGTGCATCTAACGACGCTGCTGAGATGGCGAAGAAGTCGATGGGCAGCATCGGCGTTAAGGGTGAGAAGTACCTACGCTTCTTCGGGGAGCTGGCGTACCAGTCGCCTAAGTCCGCCCGAGATCCTGACCTGCTAGCGTACATCGCTATCGGGAACAAGGACGATGCCATGAAGGCGCTGAAGGAGACTCCAGCGTACAAAGGCAGCCAGCCGGACCGCCAAGCGAAGTACGTGCAGAAACTCGACGTAGCAATGGGCGCAGCTAAGCCTGCTGAGTTCGTGGTAGGTTCACCATCTGGGATGACAGCCAAGGGGAACATCGACTTGGGCAGACGGCCTACAGTCCACAACGCTGATGGTAGCGTAAGCACTGTGCGGTCGATCTCAATTGGCACCGATTCAGGTGAAGTCTTGATCCCGACTGTCAGTGATGATGGCAAGATCCTGTCGAACGAGGCAGCCATTCAGTTGTACCGCAAGACTGGTAAGCACCTTGGCAAGTTCAAGACGCCAGAAGAGGCTACGGCCTACGCAGAGTCTCTGCACAACTCCCAAGCCCAACAATATGTGAGGTAACAACATGATCGTGGACCCGCAAGTATACAACAGCCCTACGTTTGACGCGACTCTGCCGGAGCGCGCGGATCAAGCCCGTGCCCAGTACCAAGCACCAGAGAACGTCCCGCAGGAAACTGTGCTTGCGGGTACACAAGCTAATGCCGCAGCCCACTTGACCCAACAGGCCAACGGTCGGCAGGAAGTAAGTGCAGCCACCTCGGCTGACGCAGCACTCGACGAGATGTCGCCAATGGCGGCGTACCGTTGGCTGTCTGGCCCAACCTTCGCAGCAGACCCGAGCTTCAATGCTGGTGAGCACATCCCCGGTGTACAGACTCAGTTGAGCAAGACTGAACGTACCGATCTCATGGAGGCTAAGTCCTCGGCAGAGTTCGAGTACCGCGTGGCGAACATGGAGCGCTACAACTACAACAACCGCCTCATGGGCGATAACATGGCGGTTTCCTTCGGGATGCTGGCTCTGGACCCGAGCTACCTCGCTATTGACGCGGTGAGCATGGGTGCAGGGCACTTGGCCGCTGCCGCTAAGATTGGTAAGGCCGGTCAGCGCATGCTAGTAGCCGGTACTGCCGGTGCAGGCGCAGCCGGTGTTGTGCAGGTCGAGGGGCAGACCCGCCCACTTGGCACGCAGGAGATTGTGCTTGGTGCCCTGCTGAACGGTGCGGCATCTGCTGCATTCTACAACCCCGTGGCTAAGGCCATCCAGCACGTAGACCCGGAGTTCCCAACCCAACCACTGCATACCGTAGCGGCTGCGGCGGGTGCAGGGGCTGCTGCTGATGAAGCTGTGGTTGCTGCTGTACGGGTTGAGGCGAATGCTGCACGTACCACCCCAGTCGAAGCAGGTGTACCGCCTGTTGTCGATGTCCCTGTACCAGCAACTGCACCGACCATCGACTACTCCGCCACTCTTCCAAAGGAGCTGGCAGGGGCTAAGCCGAACTATGCGTACGGGCAGAAGCAGTTCACCGTGCAGTTCGAGTCAGACGTTGACCGGGCAGCTTACATTACCTCCCAGCGTAACCCAAGCAAGGCCGACGCGGCATACGTAGAGTTCGTCCAGAACGCTACCGGGATGTCTGAGTCTCAGGTACGTGCGTACGGTGCTGAGGTACGGGCTGGTCTGAAAGCTCAGGCAAAGGATGCTGAGCCGGGTGTACTGACCGTTGCCAAGAAAGTGGCCCCGGTTGAAGATGCAGCCCATGTGAAGACGTACTCTGCCGGGAGCAACCCCAAGTACGCCAAGGGAACAGCGTCCACTGCCAAGACTGAGCTGAAGCGCATCGGTGCCTCGCAAGATCCATTGCTGTCTGCCTTAGCTAACCGATTGCACGATCTGGTTGGTACTGACATCCCACTAGGTGTGGTCCCAAACCTGAAGCGCTCCGCGTACGACGTAGGCCGCAACCGTATTGGTATGCGTGCCGGTGCTGACGACTGGGTACACATGCACGAGATCACTCATGCACTTACAGCCCACCGCCTTCGCTTTGGCCGTGAGAACCCTACCAGCACTATTGGTGGACTCACCAAGCAGATCGACGAGTTGCAGGTGCTGGCTAATCAGGCTGCTAAGGATAAGGGACTCGGCAGCAAGGCGAAGTATTACCTGAAGAATGCCGACGAGTTCATGGCGGGTCTGTACAGTGGAGACAAGGAGTTCTACGACTTCCTGAAGTCCATCCCAGTTGAAGGCGGGAATGCCCTGCACAAGCTGGTGGACACAGTGCGCAAGATCCTCGGTATCCCAGCCAAGGAGAGCAACGCGCTCACCAAGGCAATGGGCCTCACCGACGACCTCATGGCTAAGCAGTTGCGTGTAGCCACCACCATCATTGAGAAGGACGGCTCGCATTCCCTGTACACCTCTGGGCTGATCCACGAGCCGCCTGCTGAGCCGTCCAAGCTGGCAGCAGCTCTGTTTGAGCACGAGGATAGCAACACCATCAAGATTGCAAAGGGCATTAGCTGGTCCCTGCATAAGACGCTTAGCAGCTTCTCCCCGGAGATGCGCAACACTGCAACGCTACTGGTGGACGACGCTCTGGACATGACTGGCAACAGTGCCGTGAGCCAGACCCGAGCCATCCGTGCGGATTTGTCCCCACTACAGTACAAGTACGAGGACCAACTGAAAGCTCTGATGGCCGAGCAGGGTGCTGGCCTTCGTCAGCGTATCTTCCAACCTGTGAAAGCGCTGGAACGGCAGGCAGTTATCGAGAAGCAGGTTGCCCTCGAAATGCTGGCCCGTGAGGATGCCCAACGATTGGGTAAGGTGTTCAACTCCCAAGCCGAGAAGCCAATCAAGGAGATGGCTGACTCGCTGGAGGCGCTCGCCAAGGCTACGTTGGCCGAGATGAAGGCGTCGGGTGTACGTGGTGCTGACACAGTGCTGGACTCGTCTGGTTACTTCAGCCGCCGCTGGGACATCGGCAAGATCGAGAACATCGAAGGCAAGCTCATCGCGGGCGGCTTGACTGAAGGGGCTGCTAAGTCCCGTGTGGTGCGTATGCTGGCTCAAGGGATGCGCCGTGCGAACGGCTGGGATGCTGACCTTGCAGGTGACATCGCCAAGGCTCTGGTAGACCGGACCCGCCGCAAAGGGTACTTCGAGGATAGCGCCTTCCGCTCTCACGCAGGGAACGATAACCTCGCAGAGATCCGGGACATCCTTGAAGGTGCTGGTGTTCGTGGTGACCGCCTACAGCGGGCAATGGACGTAATGGCTGGTGTGACGGATGAGGCTGGCAAGGCTTCCGTTCTGAAGCACCGCATCAGCATTGACATGAAGGCTGGTATACAGATGCCTGATGGCTCCTTCCACACCATTGCCGACATGATCGACACGAACCTCGTGAACATTACGGATCGGTACTTGGACACCGTGGCAGGGCGCTCAGGGCTTGCACGTTTGGGGTTGGAAGACCAGTCGGCATTGGACGCACTCCGCAAGAAGTCCCTCGCTTCTATTAAAGGAGAAGCCGAGCGGGGCAGGGCAGCTAAGCTGTTGGACGACACGATCAACGCTATCCAAGGTCGCCCCACCGGGGATGACATGCCAGCGCTTATGCGTACCATGCAGGCAGCCACACGGATGGTGGGCCTGTCCTCATCCGGGTTGTGGCAGGTCACGGAGTACGCTCCAATGATGGCCCGGTATGGCGCCCTGCGGACCCTGAAGCACATGCTGAAGGAGATGCCCGGTGCCCGTCAGCTTTATACCAGCATCAGCAAGGACATCGGAGCAAGCACCCAACTGAAGGACATCCTGACACGTAATAGCTCATCGGATATCCGCATGCGCCCATTCGTACAGCGTCTGGAGGACAACTTCGAGATCCCTGCCGGGGCACACGTCCAGCTTGCCATGAGCCAAGCGCAACAGCTCGTGCCGTACATGAACGCCCAGAAGTTCGTGCAGACCCACCAAGCTCGTGTAATGGCGAACCTGATGGTGGATACCTTACACAAGGCGGCTAAGGGTGATGTCAGGGCGATGCACGCAATGGAGCAGTACGGGTTGAAGCCGGATATAATGGTAGAGTTAGCTGATGACATCAAACGTCACGGTATGGATACTGCATTGTGGTCAGATGGAACATGGGCTAAAGTCCGTGGGCCATTAACTAAGGCCGCAGACGACGCAGTGCTGCGCAATCGCACGGGAGAGATCCCAGCGTTCGCACAGTTCTCCCAACTCGGCAAGTTTATATTCACCTTCCGCAGCTTCGTACTAGGCGCCCATAACAAGGTACTGGCAGGTACGCTAGCACGGGATGGTTTGGCAGGTATCAGCCTAGCCTTACTGTACCAGTTCCCACTATCCCTGCTCGCCAACCTTGCGAACGCCACCATTCAAGGTAAGCCGATCAAGGACGAGAAAGAGTTAGTGGCGAAGTCGCTGGGGCAGATGGGCGCGTTCGGGTTGTTCTCCGAAGTATTCGGCGTAGTGTCTGGCCAGAAGCAGCAGTTCGGTGCTCCGGGTTTGATTATGATCGACCGTCTGTACAAGGCAGTAGGTCAAGCAGCCCAAGGTAACGGAGCCGCCGCCGTAGAGGCCGCAGTTAACGCTACACCTATCCTCGCAATCATTCCCGTCACCAAAGCAATTGGTGCTGCCTTCAAGGAGTAAGTATGGCCTACTCAACTCAGCGTTCCGTTTCTGACGGGACGTTGCAGTTGTTGATGATCGCAATTGAGTTCTTCGATAAGTCGGAGATCACTGTGTACTTCAACAACATCCCAACAACCGCTTTCACTTGGGCTACCGACAAGAGCCTGCACTTCAACAGTGTAGTGCCAGTAGGTATCGAGGTGCTAGTCCGACGCACTACCGACCTCTCTGGGGTACGGCATGTGTTCTCGGCAGGTGCCCAGTTTAAAGACGCCACACTCGACGACGACTTCCGCCAGATCCTGCACATTGCGCAAGAGGCTGTGGAGGGCGCTAACGTAGGCGACATCTACTCCACGCTGAACATGCACGGTAACAAGATCGCTAACGTCGGCCCCGCCACTCTGGATGGTGACGCTATCAGCTTGGGGCAGGTAAAGACCGAATCCCAAGGGGCGTACCTTGCGAACACGCAGGCACAAGCAGCCGCTACAGCAGCCGCAGTATCCCGCGACGTAGCTACAGCGCAGGCTGTAATAGCTACTAACGCGCAGGGTGTTGCAGTTGCTCAGGCGGCGTCGGCTACGACTTCAGCAAGCACGTCCACAACACAAGCTGGTCTAGCCAGCACAGCCCGTACAGGTGCAGAGACAGCCCAAGCAGCAGCCGCAGCATCGCAGGCTATGGCCCAGAAGTGGGCAGCGGAAGTGGAGGACACTGTTGTATCGGGTGGCCTGTACTCTTCGTTCCACTATTCCCGGAAGGCCGGTGCATCTGCTACAGCCTCGGCGGCCTCTGCTGCTCAGGCTGCATCCCTAGCTGCTAGCTTCAACTTGCCAAGTATGGCAGGTAAGGGCGGACTAGGTCTACGAGCCAACGCTGCTGCAACTGGGTATGAGTATGTGCCATTCACCGGCACTGCGTTCATTGAAGGTCTTATCCCACAATGGGTAAGTGGTACATCCCTGAGCCTAACCGCAGGCTCTGCTTTCATTCCCGGTTTGGGTATGAACCTTACGGTCCCGGCAACCCTAACTTTGGCATCTCTTGTGTTGACAAACAGCACTTGGTACTACCTGTACCTGTACAACAATGCTGGTGTGGCTGCCATCGAACTTGTTACTACAGCACCATCCGCACCATATACCGGGGAAGCGCGAACTAAAGCTGGCGATACGAGCCGACGGTACATAGCTGCCCTGAAGACCGGTACATCAGGGTTGTACAACTTCCTGTGGACAGCGGTAGGCACTACTGAGTATATGGGAGGCATTAACATTGCCCCGTTTCGTATAGTCATATCACCGCTATCACTGACAGCTACATCGGTCAGTGTGGCCGCGCTGGTGCCTCCTACTAGCCGCTACGTCTGCATTCAAGCAGGTGCTAACGCAGGTGCTAACGCATACGACTCCTATCTCGGACTTCCGGGTAGTCTGGGGATTATGCGCTACGTCCGAGGCGCCATGTCCGGTGGTGTAGTTGGGTCGCTGACCTGCGATACCAGTATGCCAACAGACGCTTCCCAGACTATCTCGTTCTGGGCCAACAACACATCAGCGGGTGCCACGGTTACTCTAGACATCTATGGGTACGGGCACGAGAGGTAAGGAGAAACACAATGGCACGACGCTCTGGGTCACTCGCTGACCTAGAGGAACTGCACGCCCTCGTCACACGCTCGTACACGAGCCGTATCGAGATGGACTTGCGTGACGAGATCCCAACGGATGCCGCCACCTTGTCTGGTGCTGCGAAGTTCCTCAAGGACAACGCTATCACTGCCGACCCGGCAGACAAAGCAGACCTCAAGGGTTTGCAAGCTCAACTGAAGGCCGCTGCCGAGGAACGCGCTAAGCGTGCCGGTAAGGTCATGCAGTTAGTTCGACATGATGAACAGGAGGCACACGGCTAATGGAACAAGAACTCAGATTCGCGCATGCGGCAATGGTTGCAGAGACTTACCTGCACTTCGTTGACTTCGCAGTTGACGGCATGGCGTTTCTGGGATTCCCACTAACCGATATGCAAGCAGACATCGCAGAGTACATGGAGTATGGTCCACGACTGCGCATGGTGATGGCCCAGCGAGGGGAGGCTAAGTCCACCCTTGCAGCCCTCTATGCAGTGTGGCGCATCATCCAACGCCCTACCACACGGGTATTGATCGTATCCGCAGGTGAAGTTCAGGCGTCGGAAGTTGCGACACTGGTTGTACGGATGATCACTACATGGGACATTCTGGAGTATCTGCGCCCAGACAGACAAGCAGGGGACCGCGCAAGCATCTCTGCGTTCGACGTGCATAATACGCTCAAGGGTATTGACAAATCACCGTCAGTAGCCTGTGTCGGGATTACGGCTAACCTTCCCGGTAAACGGGCAGACTTGCTGATCCCGGACGACATCGAATCTCCGAAGAACGCTATGACTAGTACCGAAAGGAACAAGCTCAAGCATCTATCTAAAGAGTTCTCATCGATCTGTACGCACGGCGACATCTTGTACTTGGGCACGCCTCAGACTAAGGACAGCATTTATAACTCCCTGCCGGGACGTGGCTTCAGTGTGCGCATCTGGCCGGGACGTTACCCCACGCCAGAAGAGGTAGAGAAGTATGGAAGCCGACTGGCACCGTACCTTGCGGAGCGCATTCAAGCGGAACCGTCATTGCAGTCCGGTGGAGGTATCGACGGAACCCGAGGCAAGCCCGCTGACCCACACCGATACACCGAAGACGACCTCGTTGAGAAAGAACTGGACAAAGGCCCTGAAGACTTCAGTCTCCAGCACATGCTCGACACCAGCCTCAGCGACGAAGCCCGCCAACAGTTAAAGCTCAGCGACCTACTGGTTGCGAACTTCGACCACGACTCGGTTCCGGAGATCCTCCCGTACAGGGCAGATCCAAAGTACCGGGCAGAGTTGGCGCCCGACTTCCCTGTCGCTATGACCACCATGTATCACCCGGTGGCTGTAGAGTGCGACTTCGTGAAGCCTGTACTCGCAATGATGTACATCGACCCTGCCGGTGGCGGGGCGGATGAGATGGGCTTTGGCGTATCATGCGCTGTAGGCTCGTACATCCACTCGCTCGACGTAGGCGGTATCAAGGGCGGCCTGACTGAGAAGAACGGCCTGCACCTGTGCAGCGTGATGAAGAAGTACAACGTCACGATTGTGCAGGTTGAAAGCAACATGGGCCACGGCCTGTTTGAGATCAACCTACGGGCACTGCTCGCTAAGCTCAAGGACGGTTTCGTCTCGGAGACTGGCGACCACTACGTGGCCGACCCTTGGTACGCTTCCGTTGGTGTCATCGGTGAGTACAGCACAGGGCAGAAGGAGAAGCGCATCATCGACTCCGTTGTGAGTGCCATGCAGCGCCACCGGGTGATCTTGCACAAGCAGGTATTCCTGAGTGACGTAGCGTACGGCTTACAGCACGGGACTGACAAGCGCAACAACTACTCCCTGTTCCAACAGATCAGCGCAATCACCACCGACCGTAACTCACTGGCGCATGACGACCGGATTGAGGCATGGGCAGGCAGTGTACGCTACTGGAAGGCAGTATTGGCTGTGGATGAGCACAAGGCTGCTGCTAAGCGCCGTGAGTCCGATGCCCGCGAGTTCGTCGATAACCCGATGGGCTACGAAGACAAACCCAAACCCCAGAAGGGGACACGCAACTCTATTCAGAGACGGAGACGAGCATGAGCTTCATGCAGCATGTGGCGGAAGACGCCGGTACTATCGGCAACAGCTCCGCCTCGGCTGCTGTTGTGGGAGTCAGTGTGGCCGGTATCGGCCTGCCTGACTGGGTGGCAATCATCAGTGGTGTGTACTTCACTGTGTCCACCGTATTCCTCATCATGAAAGTCGCCGCTTGGCGCAAGGATCGGAATGTTAAAGCAACGACTGATTGCGCTGGGGGCTAGCTTAGCGCTTGCCTGCTCAGCGGCTTGGGTGGGCACACGGGAGGGAGTTTCCCTGACTCCATACAAAGACCTTGGTGGAGTTCAAACGTGGTGCTACGGGCAGACTCAGGGGCCACACAAGATGGTGTACACCCAGCGCGAGTGTGATCAAGACCTGATCCGCATGACTGCTGAGTACCTTGATGCCGTAACCCCGTTCATCCCCAAGGGTGCCCCAGACTCGGTGTATGCCGCCTTCACCAGTACCGCCATCAACATTGGCAAGACTGGCTGGAGAGGCTCTCAGCTCAAGTCTGGGTGGGTTCCAGCGCCTTACATGGCTGCCCTAGCCCGTGGTGACTACCGTGCAGCGTGCGACCTCTTGGCTGCCCCTTGGCCCGGTAAGTACGGCACAGCTCCGGGGTACAAGGCCACTGTTGGTGGCTACCCGTCTAAGGGCCTCGGTAATCGCCGGAGCGCTGACGCTGGTATGTGCAGGAGTGGTCTGAAATGATTAACCCAGTAACCCGCTGGTTGTGTGCAGCCATTGCTGTGCTCGGCCTACTACTCGTGCTGGCTTCCTACATTGGCGTACACGCCGTTGCAGATGCTGCTCGGTACAAAGGCGAGCGTGATACTGCTGTGACTCAGCTAGAGGCCGCACAGGTCCGCACACAGCGCATCCAGAAGCAGGTTCTAACCGCCACTGCTAATGCAGCAAAGGCACGGCAATCCTTGAAGGAGGCACTCGATGCTGTTCCCTCGTATCGTGATGATCGTACTCCTGAGCCTGTCCGTGTCAGCCTGTGCGCAACGATCCACTGTAAGTGAGCCGGTTGCATGCGTTCACCCCGTCGTGGATGCAGCAACCACTGGGGGCCTTGTAGAAGGACTCCGAGATTATTACGCAGAGCTTGAGCTTTGCAACGCCCTGAATGGAGTAACACCAAATGGCAATTGAATTGGCAACAGCCGCTGTACAACTTGAGCTTCGTCGCCGTGCAGGCATCGCTGCTGACGCTGTACAACGCTTCGCCCAAGATGCGGGTGCTATCACCGCATCCCAAGCTGTACCCATCGACGCAGCTCTCCTAGCGCTCCAGAACGCCCTAGTGGCTGCCGGGGCTGGCCCTGTACTGCCGAGCACCCAGAAGGTCTTGACCAGCGCTGTGAAGGTTACCGTCGGTACTGTCACTGGTACTGGCACCTTCGGCACACCCACCATTGTCGGTGGTGTGATTACTGGCATCGTCCTGAGCGCTAGCTAATGGATAACCAACACCGGAAGATCCAGACGTACCGTGAGCTTACTCCAGTAGAGATCAGCGCCATTAACCGCGTGAAGGCACTGGAGCAGAAGGCTGCTGAACTGCTGGAGCTACTCCGGGCGCTGGTGCCTGAAGTAGACAACCGGGATATGGCTTTGGCCAGAACCCACTTTGAAGATGGCTGCATCCGTGCAGTTAGAGCAATCGCTCGCCCAACAACTCCGTTCATCAATTAAGGAATACTTACATGGCTTCTGTAACTGCTGCTACTGCTGTACAAATCGCTGCCCTGACTGCTGCTGCTCGCATCGCTGCTAAAGACATCGAGGCTCTGGGCTCTGGTGAGTACTCCGGTGTTAACATCAACGCTGGTCAAGCTACCCGCATCGACGCAGAGCTGCTGGCTCTGAAGACTGCTGTGGTTGCCATCACTGGCTAAGGCTACACCCTGAGTACCACAATGAATCCCCGGTAGGCTTCGGCTTACTGGGGAGACTTCTGCACGTCTGGAGGAAAGTGAAATGGTTAGACTGAAGCGCAAGCTGAACCGCTCGGATGTACAGAACCTCCCTGCGTATGTCCGGGAGTACAGCTCAGATACACTGGAGCATGCCAAGGGATTCCTATGGAGTGCCTTGTTGCTTGTGTTCGGGTTAGCTGTGATCCCTGTGATCTGGCTGTGGTTACCTGAAGAGTCTGAGGATGCTCGGGTTGCTAGAGCGTTGGCTCGGGCTGAGTGGATTGCTGCTGATATCTAAACAGACCCTTGTGGGACGCGTCCAGAGTTCGGTAGGAGACTGGTGAGTTCTAGCTGGATGGATCGGCTGGTTCTATGGACATTGAAATTTTATTTACCTTTGCGCCTGCCTTCCCGACCCGTACGCCTCAGGTGGTGCCCCCGTGCCTCCCTGCTGGAGCGAATCAGTGGTAGGTGTACCGGGGTGGCCTCTTGCATGCGCATGAGGTAAGCAGAGGACTAGACCTAGGTCAAGCTGGATCTCTCAACCTAGGTGCGTAGTAGAACACAAGGGTAATACGTAGTCAACACCTGATCACTACGGAATCACTGATGAATGCTTAGCGAGGTGTTGAGTGCGTAGCGCGAGACACTGAGCCTATGACTACAGGGAATCACAGAGGTAGCGCCATGCTATCCCGGATGAGTCCATGATGAGTCCTTAGAAGCGCTCACAGTCCTTACTGATCCTTACTGATCCTGTTAGTGGTAGGAGAGGGAGAGCGCTCTGTTTCTTTATGCTTACTGATAGGAGAGTCCTGTTTCTTTATGCTAGAGGTTACATCTGATTGGTAGGTGTCTCTGATGAGTCTCTGATGAATGCCTGATCAACCTCTATAGATACCTGACTGATACCTGACTGAATCCTAGTGAATCTGTAGTGAGTATCAGGAGTGCGTAGCACGATGATGCGAACGACCATTGTCACTAGATAGTCCAGGATGGTGCACCTCAGTCGTATCTGTTTCCTTATGCCTCCCTTTGTACTCTATCTAGACACCACTCAGACTCTAATGCTTATCCCTTTGGTTTGGAGAGGGATTAGACCTCTCGATATTTCATACCATGTCTCTAGAGACTCCGAACGTGGTTCCTCGGAATCGCTTCTCTCTTCCATGTTATCCGGCTTCAACACTGAGAGGTCAGTTCTGGTCATATATGATCATTTATTGATCAATGCATGGGTATTGGTTACTTATTGATCAATTGGTTACTTATTGACCAACCTACAGATCGTGTGGGTATTCATGGGTATCCGTGTGCGTGGTACTGGATCAAAGGGATTCATAAGGGTGTTGACAACTCTGTGGTTCGCTGTAGAATCGGCCACCTAGCAACGACGGACCTAGCGAAAGCGATACGGTCCACAACGGGTTAGCGCTTCCTGAGCGAGACAGAGGGCTTGTAGGTTGGACGGAGCGACCTACCACCGATTAAGCGAGTCGGATGAAACATTGAAACAAAGGTGTTGACGGACTGAGGAACTAGCTGTAGAGTTCGCAGCCTAGCAACACGGAACACCTACCCACCACTAGCGGTCGCCGCAGTCGGTAGCGCTACAAGGTCAAGCGACACGGAAACGGAGAGCTTGACAGGCAGTAAGCAACACGGTAACATCGGCACCGTAACAACCTAGGCTCCAGCGGCAACCGGCAAATGATACAGGGTTGACAAGC